ATTGCTTTGTGCGAGCAGGTGACAGCGGCAGATTACAGCAGAATCATCGAGGTAATCGGACATATAGACGATGACACAATGGAACAGATTACCAAAGGCGTTCAAGTGCAGGTTGGTGTTTACGAGGATTACAATTAGCATTTTCAGCCGGAGTTTCCCGGACGGGGATTCCGGTATACATAGCCGACTGGTTTCCGGCGGTAGTGTCCTTTTCAATTATAAAAATGGAAGAAAAGGGAAAACTTAGTATTATGGAGGTGCAAAAATGGCGGAAAGAGGACAAGAGTTTGATGTTCGCACGATAGACAGAGAAAGTCTGCCACAGTTGTCAGATATCACGATTGATAAGAATCTTCCCTGTCAGGAGAGGGCAAAGAATTTTTTGGAACAGCTTGGCGGAAGATACTGTTATGCAGACGGAGATATGGTTGTTGCATTTGGTTACACAGATACGGATGTGACATTGACAGAGAAACTTGCCATGTATGCGAGGACATTGGGATAGGAAGTTTTAGGAAATGTTCAGAAAGTGGTTGACATTTGGCGTCATTGATTCGATAATATAGATGTCAATGGCGGCTTGTCACCGCATCTGGAACAGAACATCGAAACTTCCTTGTGTTAAGAAAAGGAGGTTTTAAGATGCAGAGTTCGTATCCTACGTTTACTGAACAGTTCTATAAAGCAATTACCTATTACAGACTTTCCAAAGAAGATAGTAACAAATCAAATTTTTCCGTATCAGACAGCATTGAGAACCAGAGAAAACTCGTGGAAGATTATGTGCGGAAAGAAGGAAATATTGAAATCGTTGATGAAGCGATTGATGACGGATATACCGGGACCAATTTTGACCGCCCCGGTTTTCAGTATGTTCTTGAATGCTTGAAGTCAGGAAAGGCAGATACCGTCATAGTCAAAGATTTAAGTCGATTGGGCAGAGAATACATTGAAACAGGGCGTTATATAGAAATGATGTTTCCACAGATGAATGTCAGATTTATAGCCATCAATGATTCTGTCGATACGAATAACCATAAATCCAGTGATGATTTGTTGATTCCGATGAAAAATCTTCTGAATGAAAATTATTGCAGGGAACTTAGTCTGAAATTAAGAAAGCAGTTTAAAATTCAGAGAGAGAATGGTGAGTTCATCAACAACTTTGCCCCATATGGATATATGAGAGATCCACAGGATAAGCATCATCTTCTGGTGGATGAATCAACATCGCAGGTGGTAAAGGGGATATATGAGTTATTTGTTTCGGGATACAGTCCCGCAAGGATAGCGACTTATCTGAATGAACACGATATTATGTCACCTTATGACTATAAGCAAAGTACATCGCAGTACAAGTCAGGTTTTAAAGGACCGGGGGAAAGTATTTGGAATCATACTACGATACGAAGAATTCTTACTAATTCTGTTTATACGGGAGAATTGTGTCAGGGAAAGACCACAACACCATCGTTTAAGGTAAAGAAGGTACAGGTTCTTGACCGTGGGGAGTGGGCAGTTGTGGAAGATGCCCATGAAGCAATTATTTCCGGTGGACTTTTTGAAGTGGCACAGAAACTGCTGCAAAGAGATATTCGTGTATCTACTACAGACAATAAGGTACAGCCTCTTGGAGGATTCATTTTTTGTGGCGATTGTGGAAAGGCAATGTGCCGACGGAGAGTAAAAAGGGGAAATAAGTATTTTTATTATTATCTGTGTGGTGGATATAAAAGAAAACAGGGCTGCAGTGTACACAATATTTCGCAAAGAATGGTGGAAAATGCAGTATTAAACGCAGTGACATCACAGTTGGAATTATTAGTGGAAGTCAGTGAACTGGTGAAAAGGATTGGCGAAAATGATATTGTGAATAAGAAAGTAAAGTATTTGGATTTGCAAATTACAGCCAAAGAGCAGGAAATGGAAAAAAATCAGAATGCTGCGATGCGTCTGTATGATTCCTATACGGAAGAATTGATTACCCGTGAGGAGTATCTGTTCATGAAGGAGAAATACATCGTCAGGATTAAGACACAGGAAAAGACTATCCGGGAACTGGAAGAAAAGAAGAAACAGCTTGTTGAAAATGGGAAGGAAGCGACTTCGTGGATTGGTCATTATATGAAATTTCAGGGAATCGAGCATTTAACCCATGAGGCAGTTGCCACAATGATAGAACGAGTTGAGGTATATGAGGATAAAAGGATAGAGATTATCTTCAGTTTTGAAAATCAGTTGGCAGAACTGAAACAGTATTTGAATGAAATCGGAGAGGAGAATGTAAAATGGCAAGAAGAAGCAGAACAAATCAAAGCGACGAGCTGAAAACTAAGCCGGAACAACGTGTTTTTCAAGCAGGCTTATACAGAAGGCTTTCCGTTGAGGCAGATGGTGATAATGAGGAGTATAATTCTATCGGGAATCAGCAGAAACTGGCAGAGGACTTCATTCTTCGCACTCCGTTTCTTCATATTAAGAAAGTATATACGGATAATGGATATACGGGAATGAACTATCAAAGACCGGGGTTTCAGGAAATGATGCAGGATTTATATGCAGGCATGATTGACTGTGTGATTGTAAAGGATATCAGTCGTTTGGGGCGACATTTTATTTTGACAAGTGAGATGGTGGAAAAAACGTTTCCATCAATGGGTGTCAGACTAATTTGCATCAACGATGAATATGACAGTATCGATCCGAATGCAGATTCTGCGTCCCTGCTCTTTCAGATTAAAATGGTTATGAATGATAACTATGCAAAGGATTTCTCAAAAAAAATCCGTTCCAGTATAGGGGCAAAGATGAGTGCAGGGAAATTTCTTCCGGCATCGGGGAGTATTCCTTATGGATATATCAGAAATCCGGAGAAAGGAACTTTTGATATAGATGAAGAAACTGCACCTGTTGTTCGCAGGATATTTGAAATGAGGCAGCAGGGCATTTCTTTTAATGGAATAGCGAAAGCATTGAATGATGAAAATATTCCTTCGCCGGGGCGTATCCGTTTTGAAAGAGGGATGACAAAGAATGAGAAATATGAAAAAGTAGTATGGTTGCGAGGGGCTGTCAAGAAAATAACTTCTGATCTTGTTTATACAGGCTGTCGTATTCATGGGAAAGTAAAGAGAGACCGGCTTGGAGAAAATAAAACCCGTCGGAGTGAAGAAGAATGGCAGGTGATTGAAAATGCTCATGAGCCGATTATTGATAAGGAACTTTTTGAAACTGTTCGCAAAGTTAATGACAAAGCGGTGGCAGATAGAAAAAAACTGGTAAAGAGACCGGCACCGGCAGATGACAAGAGAGAGGTACTGAGAGATAAAGTATATTGTGGAGATTGTGGCAGTCGTATGACAGCAACAAAAGGTATTGGACGAATTACAAAGAAAAGACCAAATTCTTCCTTTGTTTATTATCAGTGCAACCGGTACAGAGATACTTTGCAGACAGATTGTAAATCGCACTATATCAGGCAGGGGGCAATCGTAGCAGCATTGCAAAATTGCTTGAATGAACAGTTGAAAATTGCACTGGATTATGAAGCATATATGGAATGTGTCCGAAAGATGCCTAAAGTAGCAGGATATCAGAGAAATGCTGCAAATGCAGTAATAAGTGCCAGAACAAAGAGAAATGGTCTGAAACAGAAGAATGACAAGCTCTTTTCTGATTTCTGTGACGGACTTTTGGAAAAATCGGAATATGAATATATGAAGAGTCGTTTGAATATGCAGTATTTACAGGCAGAACATGATTATAATGCGGCATTGCAGACGGAAAAAGAATTAGAATCCATAGACCGAACAGGAAGCACATGGATGAACATGCTGAAAGAACGAGGAAACTTTGACAATATTGACAAATCTCTGGTAGACGAATTGGTTGAGAAAATCATTGTGTACGATAATCGAAAAATTCAAATCATATTGAAATTTGACAATCCGTTTCCACAGATAAAAGATTATGTACGGAGGGTAGAGGAATATGAGGCAGCAGGTTAATCAAATGGATGCCTGTTATCTTCGATTGTCGCTGGAAGATGACGAAGTGGCAAGAGGCAATCATCGGGAAAGCACCAGTATTGGTTCACAACGATTGTGCATTTCCGAGTTTGTGCAGTCCCATTCCGATATGCCAAAGGATATTACGGAATTTGTAGATGATGGTTATTCCGGAACAAGCATGGAACGTCCGGCTATGAAAAAATTGTTGCAGTTAGTTACGATGGGAAGAATCCGAACAATTATTGTGCGTGACCTCTCCAGATTTGCAAGAAATTATCTAGAGGCAGGTCATTATCTGGAATATATTTTTCCGGCATACAATGTGCGGTTTGTTTCAATCAATGACGATTATGACAGTGCAAAGGTGGCATCAGGAGACTCCAAAGGCTTTGAACTGGCGGTACGGAATTTATTGAATGATATGTATTCAAGGGATATTTCCCGGAAAATCAAGACCTCTGTGGACTTGAAGAAGATGAATGGGGAATATGTCTATGGACAAGCACCTTTCGGATATAAAAAAGGGGAAAAGAAAAATACGATTGTCGTAGATGAAGAAGCTGCAGAGATTGTCAGGAGAATCTTTCATCTGGCAGTAAGCGGCAGAACGGTAACGGAGATTGCAAGACAAATGAATGAGGAGAAGGTAATTACCCCATCGGTTTACTTGTCTGCGGTGCGTGGGAAATACAAAACCTATGAATTGTGGACTTTTGAGTCTGTACGCAATATACTGATTAACCGGATTTACACAGGAGATACGGTTCCGTTTAAATCTCATGTGGTAAAGATTGGAAGCAATCGTGTCAAAATGATTCCAGAGGAAGAACAGATTGTCATACCGGACACTCACGAGGCAATTGTAAGTAGAGAGGTCTTTTATCAGGCAAAATGTGTGATTAAGAGCAATAAAAAACGCAAGAATGTGAATCCGAAGAACATTCTAACCGGTTATCTGGTATGCGGTTGTTGTGGCAAGAAGTTGACAAAAGGCAGAAGTATGAATAAAGACTGGCTCTGTGCTACTGCCAGATATACCGATGAACTTGGCTGTGGTCAAATTCGTCTGAACGAGAATCAGATGAAAGAAAAACTTTTATCGTCGATTCAAGTACAATGCAATATGGCAGATGCTTCTATTGAGCAGATACAGGCAGAACAGAATGAGGAAGCCAAAGCGTTGGATCAGGTGAGGTGGAATCATAGAAAAGCAGGAAAAGAGTTAGAGGAATGTAGCAATCGTATCATGAACCTTATGGATGATTACTATGAGCAGAAGATAACAAAAGATGAGTTTGTGAAAGAAAAGGCTGTCATCAAAGAACAGGAAAGCAAACTAAAATCAAATGTGGCAGAGCTTGAACAGGAAATGGAAAGGATTCAGCTCAGAATATCGGAGCAGATTTCTAAAGAAACAGATGCTGGGGTGATTTCAAAGCACAGGAATGTAGAAGTGCTTGACGAGGGCATTATGAAGGAACTTGTAAGCAAAATAGTGGTTTTCCCAGATAATGTTGTCAGAATACAGTGGAATTTCGCAAAATTATGAAAAAAATTGTTGTTCCCTACTTGACACGTTCCTGAGCGGCTCGCCGATTTTACAGGATGGCAAGATTATCGGGGCGGTCACGCACGTGCTGGTTGATGACCCGACGAGAGGGTATGGGGTGTTTATCGAGAATATGCTGGGGGCGTGAGGGGAAACGCATTTCGGCAATAAAACCTCTTTTATGCCGAAATGCTATTGATTTTATAAGGTGTTTTTGATTGCCGCAATGCTTTCGGAGCTGATGACATGTTTCATCCGGTTGGCATCTTCTGTGGCAATCTGCTCATCGACACCAAGCCCCATTAGAAAGTCCCGCAATATCTCATTGCGTTCAAAAACCATTTCTGCTATTGCGCGACCGCAATCGGTAAAATAAATGAATTTCTCTTTTGTGACGGTGATGAGCTGTTTCTCGCACAAATTTTTTACAGCTAAACTGACACTGGATCTATTCACGCCCAATGCCTCCACAATGTCCACCGAACG